CCAACAGGAGAACCAGAATTAGCTCCTGAATCTAAGAAAAAAGACATGAACATTTTAATTGAAAGTAACCTAATTGAAGGAGCTCAAATGATAAATTTGGGTCAGGCACAACAATCTTTAGGAGAAATTTCAAAAGAATTGGATAAGTTATTAAATACGTAATATTTATTTGAAAACGAGCAAAATGACCTTTGGTAACATTAAATCCCTAATTGAGAACAATCTACTAGAATCCTACAAAGATGAAAAGGATTTCAAGAAGACATTGAGAGAATTCAAACACAACGTGTTGAGTAATAAATCTATGTCAAAAGCGTATGCTTTATATGACCAATTGAGTAAACCTCAAGGGTTAAATGAACATGATGCGAAAGAGTTTTTAGAAGAAGGGATATCGTTATTACAAAGAATTTTGCCAACAATTAAATTACCAAAAACAATTTCTGAATCAGTTAAAAATAGTTATGCCGATATCGATACATTGGTTTACACTCAAAAAACAGATTTAAAGGAAAGAATAAATGCTAAGAAAAATATCATTTCAATCATTACTTTAAAAACTGAAACAGTTAAAGAATCTATCAATATTCCTATTAAATCTATGGTGAATATTGCAAACCAAACTTTGAGAAATTACCTTGATACTTTAGATGAAAATTCTAAAAAAGAATTTATTCAAATTGTGTCTGAAGATACGAAAACTCTTGAAACTAAATTTGAGACTATTCGTGAAAGTGCTATCACTAAACTTCAAACAATATTAGAAAATGAGAAGGAATCTGATATTAAAACAAGAATTTCTGAAACCATCAACCAATTAAAGGATGAAAAATTTGACCAAATGAATTTTTTAAGATTAAAAAATCTCGAGGAATCAATCTAATAGGTCTTTCTTTTTCTGAATATACTTAGCTTTTAAAATCTGTGTTCTTTTGAGTACAGATTTTTTTGTATATTGTTTTTTCTCTTTTAACTTTTGAGTTTGTTTGGTCTTAATGACTTTAGATTTTAATGTTTTTAGGGCTCTCTCGATATTGTCCCCACTCTTAATGTTTACGATTATCATAATGATTTAAAAATTTTTTGACTATTAGGTATAAATACTCTATTCTTTTATAGAAAATAAACATACATAATCATGAACATTAATGAAAAAAGGAAAAAGTGTAAAGTTAAATTTATACAATCCAATTAAATCAGTCTACGGAACTGTCGATTCAAAAAACCTAAAATCAGTCTACATAAACATACAATCATGGGTGACCCCAAAACAAGAATACGATAATTGGAATAGAGTTGTCTCTAACTTAGGTAGAGAAATTAAACATTCGGTATTCGAATCAATAAACCAAAAATTATTTCAAGAAAAAAGTATCGTAGATTTAGACCTACGAACGAGTGGAATTTCCCACGGTAAAAAATCTTTCTTTAACTTAGAAATTAATTTATACACCAACTCTGAAATGGATTTTAAGTCCGTGGAAATCAAAGATTCCATTAAAACTATAGTCAAATCTATATTCAGAAATAACATTCAACAAAACAAATACTTCGAATTTTCAACCTCAAAAAAGACAGATGACCAATAAACTATCGAGAACGGTATATTTATCTTAAAAGATTAGATGAAAAATTTAAGAATATTAGAGGCAAGCGAATTAGGTCACGGTATCTTAGTCGAGGCTGACGCGGGTTGGGTATCACCTAAAGATTCTCGTAATGAAAAAATGTTGAGAGAAGCTAAAGATATGGACTATAGAAATCCATTTGAGTTTTATGCTGTTTTACAAAAATATGATACTCCAAATAGAAACGGTAGAACTTATCCTGAAAGAATTCTTAAAAGAGAAGCCGAAAATTATAAAAAGGCAATTGATAAAGGATTGTCAACTTCAGAACTTAATCACCCTGAATCTTCATTAATTGACTTAGATAGAGTTGCCCATTTAATTACAGAGATTTGGTGGGAAGGAAACATCTTAATGGGTAAGTTAAAATTATTAACTTCACCAGGATTCCACGAAAGAGGTATCGTATCAACTAAAGGAGACCAAGCGGCAAACTTAATGAGACAAGGTGTTACCATGGGAGTTTCTTCAAGAGGTGTTGGTTCACTTAAAAAGGTTGGAGAAAGAAATGAAGTACAAGATGACTTTGAATTAATTTGTTTTGACTTAGTATCATCTCCATCTACACCTGGTGCTTATTTATTTTCAAACCCTGAAGATAGAACAAAATATGAGGAAAACTTAGAAGAAGAAAAAAAACATAACCAAACTAATGGATATGTTGAGAAGTCGGTTGACTTAATGAAAAAATTAAACGATTATTTAGGAAAATAATAAAACATGGAAGAAAAATATTTTGTAGCGAAAATTCAGTACGATTTACCTGATGAGAACACAGGTAAAATTAAAAAAATTAGAGAAGAAAAATTAGTTAAAGGTTACTCAGTGACAGATGTTGAGTCAAAAGTTACTAAGAAATACGAAGGGTTCACCAATGATTGGAGAATCACATCGGTTTCAGAAAGTAAAATTGATGAAGTCATTGAATAATTAATTTAAAAAGCAATTTAATAAAAGTGGTCCATGTGACCACTTTTTTTGTTTGGTAGATATTTATAAATAAAAATAATATGAACTTCTTAGTAAATTTAGGTAGTGGGGTAACCCAAGAGCAAAGGATAGTTAACGCCTCTTCATGGTCAACATGTTTGGCCTATTGTGAAGGTACAGGATTAACTATTGTGTCAATCCAATCATTACCCTCATCAAATATTGTACAGCTAAGTACTGAAACTACTGACTGTTATCAAGGAACAATCAAAGTTAATGGTGTCGCAAGTCAATATTTTGTATGGGCAAATAGTTTTGATTCCTTTAATACATGGTTTGAATCTTTAACAAATCCCGTGTTACAAAACATACAATTTTCAAATAAACTTTACGTAACGGTATAACCAAAATGATTTTTTTTCATTTTGACACTATTTATTAGTTAAAATAACCAATTTTTTCATGCAAGAAAATAAATCATTAGTACAGGAGGCACTCATTCAAATGAAAAACGTTGAAGAGGCTATTGCCGAAAATGCAAAAGGAATACTTGCTTCAACTATGAAGGAAGAAATCAATCAATTAGTAAAAGAATCTCTATCAGAGCAAGACGAAGATGAGGTTGATTTAGATGTAGATATGGAAGACGATGACTCAGAAGAGTTTGATGTTGACATGGATACTGATAACGAAGATGAAATGGACATGGATTTTGACATGGACATGGATTCTGAAGAAAGTCCAATAGATTTAACTGACGCTTCTGACGAAGAAATTTTGAAAGTTTTCAAAGCTATGGGTGAAGAAGACGGAATCATCGTTAAAAAAGATGGTAACGATATTCACTTAACAGATAGTGAAACCGATGAAGAGTATTTGGTTAAGCTTGGTGAGTCTGAAGAAGACACAAATTTAGATGAAACTATGTATGTAGATGAAATCGATGAAATGGACGTTGATACAGAAGATGTAATTAACGCTATTTTTAGTAAAGACGGTGACGCTTCAGATATTGAAGTAGACCAAGATGAAGAAGTTATGTACGAAATTGAATTCGAGGAAGAAGACGAAGACGATGACGACATGATGGAACAAGAAGACGATGACGACATGATGGAACAAGAAGACGATGACGACATGATGGAATCAGATGATGATGACATGATGGAAGAAGACGACGACGATGACATGATGGAAGAAGAGGAAGAAGATTTGGACGAATCTTACAACCAAAGAAGAGCTGTTAGAGAAGCGAAATCAACAATTAAACCTAAAGGTGTTGGAATTGGGTCTGGACCAAAATTCACTTATAAAGATAAAGCTAAAGGCGGATTCGATGATAAGAAGAAAGAAGGACCAAAATCAGTTGGTACTGGTAAACCAAAATTCGAATACAAGAAAGGCGAAAATATGGAAGGAAGTTCCAAAGTTGTTAAGGCAGAAACAAAAGAAGGTGCTCACGGAATGAACAAGGGTGATAAATCTAGAACCATGAAAGGTAAAGAAGATTACACTACTAAAAAAGGTGACACTTTAAAAAGAAAAGCTTTCGAAAAGGAAGAAACTAAAGAAGCTGCTAGAACTTATGGATTTGGTTCTAAAGAAGGTAGAGGACTAAGAAAAGGTATTACTAACAATAGAAATTATGTTTACGGTAATAACGGAGTAAAAGTTGAATCTACTAAAGAAGAGGTTAACATGTTGAGAGAAAAGAATGAAGAATACAGAAAAGCGTTAAATATTTTCAGAGAAAAACTTAACGAAGTTGCTATCTTCAACTCAAACTTAGCATATGCAACTAGATTGTTCACTGAACATTCGACTACTAAAAAAGAAAAAATAAATATCTTAAGAAGATTTGACGATGTTGAAACTTTAAGAGAATCTAAAAATCTTTATCAGTCAATTAAAGGTGAATTATCTAAAACTGACACAAAAACAATGAACGAGTCAGTTGGAACAAAATTAAACAAACAAGTTTCAACAGGTTCTTCAACTACACTAATTGAATCAAAAACTTACGAGAATCCTCAATTCATGAGAATGAAAGATTTGATGAGTAAATTAGGGTAATAAATAAATTAATAAAAAACAAAATACATTTTAAAATGGGAGCATTATTAGAATCAGGTCTTGTTGGTAACATCGGGTTAAAACACCTTAAAGTTATCAAAGAAGACACAATCAACAAATGGGACAAATTAGGATTCTTAGAGGGTCTTAAAGGTCACATGAGAGAAAACGTTGCACAACTTTATGAAAACCAAGCATCGTATTTAATTAACGAAGCATCATCTACTTCTGATACAGGAGCATTTGAAACAGTGGTTTTCCCTATCGTTAGACGTGTATTCTCTAAATTATTAGCGAACGACATCGTTTCTGTACAAGCTATGAACTTACCAATTGGTAAATTATTCTACTTCGTACCTAACATTCAGGCTTACCAACCAGGTACTTCTGAGCACTACGCACCTTATGGTTCTCCGAACCAAGCTGTAGGTCAAACACCAAACAGTGGTTATGACTATAACAACACTAAAGACCTTTACGATAGATTCTACGAAGGTAACGAACCAGCTTTAGACCCACCAGGTTTATTTGACTATTCTAAAGGACAATACTCAGCTATTACAACTGAGGTTGGTACTGTAGCTTGGTTAGCTGACCAATTAGTTCCTTCAGCTTATACTGTAGGTAACTATAGAAAAGTTCTTATCATTATGTCAGGTTTTGCATCTGATGGAGCTGGTAAATTAATCGGTCCTGATGGTCAACCAATGGACAACGAAGCTTTCTTATCTGATTTAACAGTTTACGGTTCTGCCGCAAACGTTTACACTTCAGGAAATACAAGCAACGCTTACTTATTCAGAGTTGTAACTCAAAGATACGGTAAAGGTATTGTTCAGTATGGTAACAACAACTCTACATTAGTATTCCCTAACAGTAAAACTGATGGTGGTCAATATGACAACATTTGTGACGCTCAAGGATATATCTATTTAGAGGTTGATTTACAAGTTCCTGCTGAAGTAGGTTCTGGTTCAATGGACGGATATACAGGTTCTACTTTTGAATCTACAGCAGCAGCAAATAACGCTTTTACAGCGACTTACAGAATCTACAAAAACTTAGAGTTTGAAGATAAAATTGGTGAGGTTTCTTTTGACCTTATGTCTGTAACAGTTTCTGTAACTGAAAGAAAATTAAGAGCACAATGGTCTCCAGAAATGGCACAAGACGTTGCAGCTTTCCACAACATCGATGCTGAAGCTGAATTAACAGCTTTATTATCTGAGCAAGTTGCGGCTGAAATCGACCGTGAAATCTTAAGAGATTTACGTAAAGGTGCAGCATGGAACTTACGTTGGGATTACAATGGATGGAAGAGACTGGGTTCTAACGCAGTTCCTTACACTCAAAAAGACTGGAACCAAACGTTAATCACAGCGATTAACCAAATTTCTGCTCAAATCCACAAATCTACATTAAGAGGTGGAGCTAACTGGATTGTTGTTTCTTCTGAAATTTCTGCAATCTTCGATGATTTAGAATATTTCCACGTATCAAACGCAGCTCCTGAGCAAGACCAGTACAACATGGGTATTGAAAGAGTTGGTACTTTAGCAGGTCGTTACCAAGTGTACAGAGACCCTTACTTCCCAGCTAACCAAGTGTTAATGGGTCACAAAGGAACATCTTTGTTAGACACAGGTTACATCTACGCACCGTACGTACCTCTACAATTAACTCCTACAATGTACAATCCATTCAACTTCACTCCAATCAAAGGTATCATGACTAGATACGCTAAGAAAATGGTGAACAACCGTTTCTACGGTAGAATCACAGTTGATGGTGTAAGAACATTTGACTTGAGAGAATTAAGATAATCATTATCTTATATATTACTAAAAGGGTTCCCAATGGGGACCCTTTTTTTATTGTGGGATATTTATTAATATGATTAAACAGAATTGGAATATAGAGACTGAAGAAGTTAAAAGAATATTGATGATGCATGAGAATGCAACAAAAAATTTATATTTAATTAACGAACAACAAAAAGTTAAGGTTGGAGAAAAAACAACTACTACAGGTAAAGAAATTTCTTTAGATAAAAAATCATTTCCATCAGGATTATATTCTATTGAAAAATTAGGTGAGGGTAAGAAAGATTTAGACACAAAATTACAAGAGATTGCCACTTTTGCCAAAGCAAATGACGGAACTCAAGTTAATATTCAAATTGAAGTTGGAGAATCTAAGGTAACTAATTTTGATAATGAATTAAAAAAACCTTTAGCTCAAGGAGCATTAGCCCAATTAAGAGGAGAAAAATTACAACAATATTTAACTAACTATTTTCAAGGGTTAGTTGAATCAGGGTATTTGACGACAATGCCAAACATACCTCCAGCCCAAACAAATGTACAACTTGGAACTCAAAAATATGACTACGTTAAAGGTAAAGATGACCCAAAAGATGTAAAATATTTAGAAGACCAATACGTTAAAATTAGTTTATCAGCAACTAAAACAGAAGATGTTTATGATTGTTTAGTTAATTTAGTAATTGACGTAAGTTACTACGATACACGAGATAAAAGATTCCCGTGTAGAGGGGGACACAACTGTAACAATGCGGAATTTGGAGTTTATTTGGACAGTATTTTATTAGGAATTGCTAATCTTAATAATGTTGGATGTGAAGCTGAATTACCTAATAATCCTAAAGCTTGCGACAGAACCGCCCAATTTAGAGTTACTAATGACATGGTTCAAAAAATTGTTACCAATCCAAAATGGAACAAAAAAACATTAATCCTTTCAACAAA